AAACTGCTCGGCGGATCAAGGCGGAATTGAAGGAGATTGTGAAGTGACTCAAACTCCCGCCTTCCCCATCCCCGAACTCTCCGACGAACAAGCCGCCGCGCTCGTCAACGTCGACGAGCTTGTCGAACTCGGCATCCCGCGCGAAGTAGCCGAACCCGTCGTCGTTAAGGTTCTCGCCGCTCTCGATCGAGTCTACTCTGCCCTTGATGACTTCGAGAAGTCCTACCCCGACCTTCACCGGCGAGTCCTCGCTAAGACCCTCTTCATCGGGGGTCTGGTCAACTACACTTCCGACAAAGAAGCCCTAACGGCCCTCACACTTCACGCCCTTATCCAACACTACTCCAGGGGGAAATAATCATGTCCGACGACTTTTTCGCTGAACTCGAAGCCGAAATCGCTCAGGCCACTGCCAAGACCAAACTCAAGTCCGACCGTGAGGCTGCGAAGAAAGCCGCCAATAATACTCACCTTTCATCCGCCGCTCGGCAGCGCGCTTCCGCAGAGTTCCGAGAACTCTCGAAGCTACTTGAAGCTGAGGAGTGGTCTGTTATCTCCACAGTCGCGCTGTTCACCGAACAGCAGTGCGATGGTTGCGGCTCCGTCCACCGGGTCTTTCTCCAGTATATGGAGCGTCAGGTTCTGGTGAAAAAGCCCTCGACCCAGCGGTATGTCCGAACTCCGAAGCCGCAGTCCTCCGCGCCCCTCGAAACCCTGATCCAGCCGCATCGCACTCATATCTGCGCAGACTGCTGCGAGGACCACGGGTTCGCTCTTCTCGACGCGAATTATCTCCACCCGGCAAATACTGTCGCGAACCTCTCCACCACTTACACCCAGGAGGATATCAATGCCCAGACCGTCGAAGGTTGATCGTCCTGTGGGGGTCAAAGTCTGGCTCCCACAGTCCATCCACGATAAGCTCAAGCGGGAACTCTACTCCGAAATCGAAGGCAGGGTTCCCTACGGCGCGCAGTCCGAAGTCATCGAACTTCTCATCACTGACTGGCTCAAAGCCCGAGGGGTTCAGGTATGACCTTCGCCGCTCACATCGAAGCAGTCTGCGGGACTGAGGCCGGTCCGGTAACTGCCTACTCAGCCCTCTCGGGCCGATCAATCCGAGCTGTTTTCACGAAGATCGCTGACCAGCTCGAAGTCGATTTCGGGCAGAATCCTCCTGACGCGCTTACCATCATTATCTCAAGGACTCCCGATGGCCCGACCTAACTTCACTGTCCAGCCCCAGCGATCCGACGGGCGCGGCTTCGTTCCCTGTGAACTCCACCGCGCAACTTCATTCGCCGTCATCCGAACTGAGAAGTTCCGTCGCCAAGGCAAGCTCTACACCGCCTCCCGCGTCGTCGAGCGCTTCGCGACTCGAACTCTCGCCCAAGGCTTTGCTGATATGTCCAACCAGCGTTTCGAACCTCTCGGGCTTTACAAGCTCGGGAAGCGAATTATCAAAAAAGGAGTCTAAGCCATGTGCTATGCAGTAACCTCAATGCCCCCGGCTTCTACCACCGGACTTAAACTCGAAAACCGGGAAGAGTTCGAACTCCTCGAAGAGGCCCAAGCCACCGCTGAGGAATACATGATCCAGGGGCACTCCGCTGTCCGAGTCTGGAAACTTCACTCCACCGCCAAGATCGAAAGGAAAGTCGTATGGGAATGATGAACTGCCGCCACGGGATTGATACTTCCACCTACTGCCCCTCCTGCGTTGAGGATCAACTTACCATGGATCGAATGGCTGAAATACGATCGACTCTCCAGGCCCGAGGATCGCGCTACGGTAACTTCTCCGAGAATGCTGAAATCGCTGATGCTCTCCTGACCGTGATGCAGTCAGGCGCGGGAGTCCCTACTAACTGGGCTGACCTCGATTCGGTCAAGCGCCAGGCCCTCGTCAACATCGCCGGAAAGATTTCCCGCATCCTAGCCCCTTCTGCCGATCCAGACTACCGGGATAACTGGCATGATATTCAAGGCTATGCCAAACTCGCGGAAGAGCGCTGCAAATAACTATTGACCCGGCAACCGCTCTAGGGGATAACTACCCCTCCCGGCGGTAAGCCTCGATCCTGAGAAGGAACTCCAATGACTGATGAAGTCTCTACACTGCCCACTGCCCCCGAAATGACTGCTACCCCTGAGCAGCAGTCCGCCCTCGACCTCATGACTGATTTCGTTGACCGGCGCGAGGAGGCTTTCTTCACCCTCAGCGGCTATGCCGGAACCGGCAAGTCCTACTCCATCACTCTACTCGCGAAGAGCCAGCTTCCCGACGGCAGCCCGAGGTTCAAACCTTCGCAGATCTGCTTCACCGCGCCGACGAACAAGGCCGTGAAAGTCCTCCGGCGCTATCTCGACGACGCCGGGCTTTCTGCCTCCCCTTCGAAAACCATTTACTCCCTGCTCGGACTCTCCCTCCAGGCCAACGGGGAGGTTAAGGAGCTCAAGTCCCCTGATGAACCCGTCGACCTCTCTGGCTTCAAAGTCATCATCGTCGATGAGGCCTCGATGATCAACCGCTTCCTCATGGATGCTATCAAGGACGCTTACGATGAGTGGGAAGTCCCTTTCATCTTTATGGGTGATCCGGCGCAACTACCTCCGGTCGGTGAGACAACTTCCCCGGTTTGGAAACTACCAAGCGGCGCAGCGCTTACTACAGTCATGCGATACGGAAACTCAATGCTGGATCTTGCGACTTCCATTCGAAAAGTTGTAGATAGCCCATTCCCTTCGATCAAGATCGTATCGAACCCGCCGGTCTACCGCTGGGGAAAAGCCGAATGGCTGAACGAGATCGAAGCTAACCTCGAACTCTTCAAATCTGGGGAAGCCAAAGTCATCGCTTGGCGCAACGTCACTGTCGATCAGCACAACGCCTATATCCGCGGGCTGATCTTCGGCCGCGCCGAAGCCCGCAAGGAGCGCTGGCTCCCCGGGGATAAGATCGTCGCGACGGAAATGTTGAAGAACCTCGAAGACGAAATCTTCATGCGGACTGATGAAGAAGCCACGATCCTCCAAGTCGCTACTGGTTTCCACCCAAAGTTCGATGAGTTTGAAATCTTCAACCTTCTCTGTGAGGATGAAACCGGCCGTAAGGTCACTATCCGAACCCTTACCCCGGAGGGACAGTTCCACCTCAACAACCGGCTTAATGAACTGTCGATGGAGGCAAAGTCCGGCAAACGGTATAAGTGGTGGGAGTTCTGGCAGCTGAAAGAAGCTTTCAACGCCGTTCGTCATTCCTATGCGATTACCAGCCATCGAAGCCAGGGGTCGAGTTATCTCAAGGTCTTCGTAGACCTCGAAGACTTAATGCTCAACCGTAACCGCCAGGAGGCTTTTCGGAGTCTCTACGTTGCCTGCACCCGTCAAAGGGAGGAACTCCATGTTGCGTAAGATTCTCGATGCCATGATTATCGACGTTGAATGCCCACTCTGCAACGGCACTGGCGAAGTGTGCGGAGTGAACCCTAGCCGCCGATCTCGCTTTGTTAGCGACGATGACCTGTCACCGGATGACTACACCATTGAGTGCCCGAGGTGCCTTGGGGATGGCTGCATTGCCCATGATCTAAACGAGGATTGCGACGATGACGACTAACCTACTCGAAACCCTCCGCGCTGGTGCCGACCGCGTTCTCGCCTCCTACCGCGCTGGGGAGGTGGGGAAGTGAGCGACATCATTGAACATGACGTGTTCGGGAACTGCCAGAAGCCAACCGGCGCAAGCATGGGCTACAAACGCGAACCTGCGTTCAGAGATGAGCCAATGCACACTTGGTGGATCAAGGGCCCGCACGGTGGGGTTCATATTTGGGCGCGCCTTTCCAAACTCGACGGTTGGCCTACCGAGTGGATTGGTGGAGTTGAATGCCATTGGGCTGAATGCCCCGACAACGGAACGGGCTGGCACAAGCCAGACGCCCCCAGCCATAGTGATTGCTGGCTCCTAGGTGGCCAATGCTGGCACGACGGAACCTCGCTCTATTTCAGCGAACGCATTGAGCCACGGCTTCCACACCCGGATGGCCGCGACCCGCATCATGTCGATGGACTCCCGCATTCGATCATCAGGACTATCCTGGTTGAATGGTTTCAGGATCGCATTTGCCCAGAAAGGCCCCACCCATGACCCTACTCGAAACCCTCCGCGCCCTTGCCCCGGTTGTGACGCCGGGGAAGTGGGGCGAAGACACACTCAAGTCAGAAGGGGCCTACGGCAGCGGTGATGACACCCACGAAGGATTTGCAACCACTGCGATATACAACGCTGAGGGCAAGCTGTTGTTTGATGCCCTAAACAGTGACGTAATCCTCGTCCAAGAGGAATGGGACGAGGGCGGCTTTTGCTATGCCCATGACCTGACAAGTAGCGCTAACGCTGATCTTATTGTCACCCTCCGCAACAACCTCCCCACCATCATCGCCGCGCTTGAGGTGGCGGAACTGGTGCGGGACGAGGATTGGCTGGCAGAGAGGATCAGCGACAGCCTCGATGTTGACTGGCGACCGATTGACGCAGCCCGCGCGATCATCGCCGCTTTGCCCAAGGAGACTGACAATGCCCACGATTGAAGAACGCGCGCTGGCGCTGGTGAATGAGGTGGCGGGGTTTGACTATCTTATTGCTGGGGATGTTATGGACGATGATCGGGACTACATGCTTAAGGCCCTCTGCCGCGCCCTCGAAGCCCACGACGCCGAACGCGCCGCACACGCGCAGTTCCGGCAGGAGGTGAGTGATGCTTGCATCAACGCTCGCTACTACGCGGGAGACGGGCCTTTTCTGAATGTTTCTGAAGTGAAGAACATCCTCTCCCACTTCATCCTCCCCAAGCCCGATCCGCTGATCTACCTCGCCCGCGAAATGGTGCTGCTCGACGGGGTAGTCCGCACGGACAGCCAGAAGGCTGCAATCCGTGAAGGTCGCGCGGCCAATACTGCTGCCGATGATTTCTACGATCGCCTGCGAACTGCTC